TTAATATAGCAAAACTTCCTAGACAGACTGGTAAGTCCACTACGTGTGTGTCTTACCTTTTACATTATGCATTGTTTAATGACAACGTGAACATAGGTATCCTAGCAAACAAGCTATCTACTGCTAGAGATCTACTTGGAAGACTACAACTTGCCTATGAACAACTCCCACTGTGGATGCAGCAGGGAATCATAGCATGGAACAAGGGTAGCATGGAGTTAGAAAATGGATCAAAGATTCTCGCTGCATCTACTTCAGCATCTGCTGTTCGTGGTATGTCGTTTAACATCATCTTCCTCGATGAGTTTGCGTTTATACCTAACCATATTGCGGAACAATTCTTTAGTTCCGTTTATCCTACTATTACTTCTGGTAAGTCCACGAAAGTCATCATTATTTCTACCCCCAATGGAATGAATCATTTCTACAAGTTGTGGGTTGACGCACAGAAAGGTAGGAACGGATACATTTGGACTGAGGTACACTGGTCAAAAGTGCCAGGTAGAGATGCTCAGTGGAAAGAAACTACTATTGCCAACACGTCAGTCAGGCAGTTCACACAAGAGTTTGACTGTGAGTTCTTAGGATCTGTTGACACACTCATAGCTGCTAGTAAGTTACGTGTACTAACATATGATGATCCTGTACGGACAAATGGATCACTAGATGTATATGAAAATCCTATACCTGAGAGAGATTATATAATCACATGTGACATATCCCGTGGTTTAGCACAGGACTATAGTGCCTTCTGCGTCATAGATATATCCCAAGCACCATGGAAACTGGTAGCAAAGTATAGAGATCATGAGATCAGACCTATGCTGTTACCTAATGTTATTGCTGACGTAGCAAAAGCATACAACATGGCATACGTATTGATAGAAGTAAATGATATCGGAGAAGCAGTAGCATCACAGTTACATTACGACGTGGAGTATGAGAATGTACTCATGTGTGCTATGCGTGGTAGAGCTGGACAGATAGTTGGTACAGGATTTAGCGGAGGTAAGACACAGATGGGTGTCAAGATGAGTAAGACTGTGAAAGCACAGGGATGCTCAAACCTCAAGACCCTGATAGAAGATGATAAATTAATTGTAAACGACTATAACATAGTATCTGAACTGACTACATTCATACAGAACAAGCAATCATTTGAGGCAGACGAAGGGTATAACGATGACCTTGTGATGTGTCTAGTTATCTTTGCGTGGTTGGTACAACAAGAGTATTTCAAAGAACTAACAGATCAGGACATCCGTCGCAGGATCTATGAAGAGCAGAGGAATCAGATAGAACAAGACATGGCACCATTTGGTTTCATTCTCAATGGTGTAGATGATGAAGAGACAGTTGTAGATGAGAAAGGAGATGTCTGGTCACTTGAGATGGACGGTAGTGACAGGGATACGTCAAAATGGAACTCAGACGAGTACGGTGACGTTTCATATATGTGGGACTATCGGTAGAAAAGCTACTTTCCCTAAATATTTTTAGACAAATTGAAATTATTCATCAGGAGTACCAAGCATGGCTAGCACACTTCTCTCACCAGGAGTGGTAATTCAAGAGAGAGATTTGACTCTCGGAAATATTGAGACTGTAGAAGTTAACGTTGGAGCAATCGCAGGTGCCTTTACCAAAGGACCAGTTAACAAACCAGTAAGAATATCATCAGAATCAGAATTACTATCTACTTTCGGTGAACCAAATGACAGCAACTTTGAGACATGGTTCGCTGCATCAAGTTTTTTAGCATACGGTGGAGTACTAGAAGTAGTACGTTCTGCGGGTGCCTCATTGACAACAGCAAACGTAGGTGGTGCTTCTATCACTATTAACAGTGTAGAAGATTACGAAGGTGCGTACTATGACGGTACAGCATCTTGGGACTACGCTTCTAGATCTGTTGGTGCTGTAGGTAACTCACTTAAAGTTGTAGCAATCGACTCAGGTGCTAACCAACAACTAACACTTGCTTCTTCATTAGCTGGTGGTGCTACTGCAGGATCATTACTAGAGAACACAACTGCTACAAAATCTGCTTACATTCATAAGGTAGACGGAGTAAAGGTTGATCTTATCTGGGTATCTGGTGGTGCATGGACAACAACTGATATCGTAAACGATGGTTCTTCTCCTGACATTGCTATCTCAGCAGTCGCTGACTGGTATGATTCACAGAAGATTACCGCAGACTTGAACTGGAATCAAGTGGCTCCCCGACCTGGCACATCTCAGCACGTTGCTGAACGTGGTGGTTCAAACGACGAGTTCCATATCGTTGTGATTGATGTAAACGGTGGAGTAACAGGAACACCTAACACAGTTCTTGAAAAGTTTTTATATGTATCTAAGGCATCTGATGGTAAATCATCTGAAGGATCTTTAGTATACTATCCAGAGGTTATCCTCAACACAAGTAACTACATCTACTGGGGTTCTCATGATAACGAACTTATCTGGGACGTAGGAGGTAATGCTCTTGCTTCAGCTTCTAACTTCGGTGGAGATAGTACAACCGCATTCGACGTTCTTGGTGAGAAGGAGTACGTTTTGTCAGGTGGTACTGATGACTTTACTCTTACACAGGGTGAAATCATTTCAGGTTACGACTACTTTGCTGACACAGAAACAGTCATGGTTGACTACCTCATCATGGGTGGTGGCGGTGCTGATGAAACTGAAACAAAAGCAAAGGCAAACAAATTAATAAGTATCGCAGGGAATAGAAAGGACTGTGTAGCATTTATCTCTCCAGATAAATCAAACGTAGTCGGAGTTAGCAACAGTGCTACTCAGACATCAAACGTAGTCGAGTTCTTTGACACCTTCGCGTCAACGTCTTACGCTGTCTTCGATAGTGGTTGGAAGTATCTTTATGATCGCTTCGCTGACAAGTATAGATGGGTACCATGTAACGGTGACGTAGCTGGTCTTTGTGCTAGCACCACTGCTAACGGTGACCCATGGTTCTCTCCCGCAGGATTGAACCGAGGTGGAATTAGAAATGCTATCAAGTTAGCATATTCACCTAAGAAAACTGAAAGAGACGCTCTATATCAGAAGAGAATTAATCCTATCACATCTCTTCCTGGTCAAGGCATAGTGCTCTTCGGTGACAAAACAGCTCTCGCTTCACCATCCGCATTTGATCGCATCAACGTCCGTCGTCTCTTCCTCGTCATAGAGAAGACAATAGGAAATGCTGCGAAGGGAGTATTGTTTGAACTAAATGACGAATTTACTAGAAACAACTTCAACAATATCGTTGAACCATATCTACGTGACATCCAAGCACGTCGTGGTATCACCGATTTCTTAGTTGTCTGTGATAGTTCCAACAACACAGGTGCAGTTATAGACAGAAACGAGTTCGTGGCAGAGATTTACATCAAGCCTGCTCGCTCTATTAACTTCATCACACTAACCTTTGTTGCTACACGTACTGGCGTTAGCTTCGAGGAAGTAATCCCAAGGAGATCTTAAACAATGGCTGAAACCAAAGCACTGGGCGTATTAGAGTTCCAGACAAGAATTAAGGGAGCAGTTAGACCTAACCTGTTCTCTGTTACACACAATTTCCCCTCTGATATTGACGGTGGTGGACTAGAAACATTCATGTGTAAGAGTGCTGCTCTTCCTGCATCAACAGTAGGAACAGTAGAACTACCTTTCCGTGGTAGAGTGATCAAGGTACCTGGCGACAGAACCTTTGAATCATGGACTGCTACATTCTACATGGATGACGCTTTCCAACTTCGTGGTGCATATGAGAAGTGGATCGAAGCAACTAACACAGTTGACGCGAACACAGCATCTAAGACTATCGAAGATATATTGGAAGATATCACTGTAACTCAGATGGATAAGTTCCAAGGAAAAGAAAGTGCGTTCAAGAATATCCGTGAGTACAAACTCATCAAGGCATTCCCAGTATCAGTTTCACAGGTATCACTAGCATACGACAACAACGATTCTTATGAAGAGTTTGATGTTGAGTTCGCTTACCAGTACTTCGAGACTTCTATTGGATCTAATACCATGAAAAGGGTTGGTACTACCTAACTAAATAGTAGGTACAAACACGCAATATTATGGCAGAGTTATTCGGATTTTCGTTTAGGAAGAGAGAGGAGGAGTTAAAGAAATCAGCTCCTTCTCCTGTAGCCCCCACGAATGAAGATGGTGCAACCAGTTTCATCGCAGGAGGTTATCATGGAACCTACGTAGATCTAGACGGTAACTTCAAAACTGAGTACGACATGGTGGTTAAGTATCGCATGATGGCGATGCACCCTGAAGTAGACAGTGCGATTGAAGATATTATACAAGAGGCAATCGTCACAGATCAGAACGATTCGCCTGTACAGATAGATCTGGCAAACTTAGATGTCAGTGATTCTGTCAAAGATATGATCAGAACAGAGTTCGACTATATTAAAAACTTAATAGGATTTGATACTAAAGCTCATGAGATGTTCCGTAGATGGTACATTGATGGGCGTTTGTATTATCATAAGGTCATAGATTTGAAGAGACCTCAAGATGGTATACTCGAATTACGCTACGTAGATCCACAGAAGATCAAGAAAGTCAGACAGATCAACAAGATTCCAAAGACCGCAGACCAGTTCCAGTCACTAGACTATGGTAAGGTAGATGAATATTTTATATTTAACCCTAAAGGATTACGTAATACCTCCGCAAACTCAGGTATAAAAATTGCGAAAGATGCTATAACATATGTCACCTCTGGTATCCTTGATACTAATAAGAATATAGTATTGTCTTACTTACATAAGGCAATCAAAGTTCTTAATCAACTCATGATGATCGAGGACTCTCTTGTTATCTACAGGATATCAAGAGCACCAGAACGTAGAATTTTCTACATTGATGTAGGAAACCTACCAAAGGTGAAAGCGGAACAATACCTCCGTGAGGTAATGAGTCGCTATAGAAACAAACTTGTTTACGATGCTAACACTGGAGAAATTAGAGATGACAGAAAATACATGTCGATGCTCGAAGACTTCTGGCTACCACGTAGAGAAGGAGGACGAGGTACTGAAATCACTACGTTGCCAGGTGGACAAAATCTTGGAGAACTTACGGACATCCAGTACTTCCAGACTAAACTCTATAAAGCACTAAACGTACCAGCTGGTCGTTTAGAATCTGGTCAGTCATTTAACATTGGAAGATCTTCCGAGATCATGCGTGATGAATTGAAGTTCACTAAGTTTGTGGGTAAACTCCGCAAGAAGTTTAGTGAGATGTTCAATGACATTCTTAAGACTCAACTCATTCTAAAAGGTGTAATCACACCAGAGGACTGGGATGGTATGAAGGAGCATATACAGTACGATTACTTATATGACAATCACTTTACAGAACTTAAGAATATTGAAATGTTAAATGAGAAGTTGAATGTAATCAATGCCATGGAACCATACATGGGACGTTACTTCTCAACTGAGTACGTACGTACAAACATACTTGGTCAGTCTGAAGTCGAGAAAGAAGAACTTGACATACAGATGAAAGATGATATTTCTTCAGGTAAGATCATTGACCCATTAGATGCTGTCGCTATGGATAATCAAGCCATGACTGATGAGCAAGACAATGCGGAACTTGATAAAGAAATGAAGAAAGCTCAGATCAAAACACAAGCAGAGAAGGGTACTACCAACCCCTCTGGATCTACCAGAACCCCTGCTAAAAGTGGGAATGGTAATAAATAACATTACGTAACACATTATTATGTCTACACAAGAACGAGATATCGTTGATTTGCTTTGGAACGACGACCAGGCTGACGCACTGGATAAACTCAAAGACATGCTACAAGTGAAAGCTGCTATGGCAGTGGACGTTAGTAAGCAGAATGTTGCTGACAGAATGTTTCCCCATGTACCCGACGAGGGTGCAGTGGAACCAGACCCAGAAGCACTGGAAAACCCTACCGCTGAACTAGAGGAACCTACTGATGAAACTGATAACGGAACAGAACAATGATATAGAGGTTCTTACCGAAGAAAAAGACGGTAAGAAATCAACCTACATCAAAGGAGTATTCCTACAGACTGAGATCACCAACCGTAATGGTAGAATGTACAAGTTCGATACCATGAACCGTGAGGTGTCAAAGTATAATGAGGAATTCGTTAACAGAGGTAGAGCTCTTGGTGAGTTAGGTCACCCAGAAGGTCCTACACTCAACCTAGATAGAGTGTCACACAAGATTGTTGAACTTTACCCTGAAGGTACAAACTTCATAGGTAAGGCAAAACTAATGGAAACACCTATGGGTAAGATCGCAAAGTCTTTACTCGAAGAAGGTGTACAACTAGGTGTCTCTTCCAGAGGACTTGGTTCCATCAAGAAAGAAGGTACATGTTCTGTGGTAGCAGACGACTTCATTCTATCCACTGCTGCGGATATCGTAGCAGATCCTTCAGCACCTGATGCATTCGTAGAAGGTATATACGAAGGACGTGAGTGGGTACAGGCAGATGGCAGATTCAAAGAACGTCAAATTGACGAGATCAAGGCTGCTATTGACAATGCACCATCCCCACAAGAACTTCAAGAAAGAAAGATCTCCGCGTTCGCGGCTTTCCTAAGAAGTATATAAAGTATAAATAAAAGTAGTAAATTACCGCAGATCTTATTTCGTAGGAGCAAACATGGCCACTATAGATGAAAAATTTGAGAAACTCATCGCGGAAAAGAAAGCAACTGAAGCCGTAGCTGAAGAAGCATCTCTCCCAAAGACCGAAGTTTCTGAAGACGCAGCAACAGGCAACACCGCAATCACTGGTGGTGCTGTGCCACAACAAAAATCAGACCTTAAGAACGACGCTATCGAAGTCGGTGGTTCCTCTAAGGAGAAACCTGAAGGACCTGACAACGTTGGGAAAAAAGCAGCTGCTCCAGTAGGAGTAGAAAAAGACAAGACATTAAAGATGAAACCATCTGGTGCATCATCCTCAATGCCTGGTGCTTTATCTGGTAAGATCTTTGACGACGTAGAAGTCGAAGGAGATGCGGTTACTGAGAACAACGAAGACATCGCAGCAGTATTAGCTGGTGCAGATCTATCTGAAGAGTTCCAAGAGAAGGCAAAAACTGTCTTTGAAGCAGCTGTAGACGCAAGAGTCGCAGCAAAGATTGACTCCCTTAAGGAGCAAGCAGCAACCAAATTCGTTGAAGAAATTGATTCTATCAAGGACGAGTTTGCTAGCCGCGTAGAGAATTTCCTTTCATATGCTGCAGAAGAGTGGCTCAAGGAGAACGAACTTGCTGTTGAGCAAGGTCTCCGCACTGAAGTCACTGAGACATTCATGGAAGGACTAAGGAAATTGTTCATCGAATCAAACATCAACGTCCCAGAAGATAAACTGGATGTTGCTGCTGAGATGAGCGAGAAACTAGATGACATGGAAGACCGACTTAACGAACAGGTTAAGAAGAATGTCGAACTACACGAGGTAGTGGGTACCTATCGTAAACATGAGATTTTGAGTGAACTTACCAGAGGTCTCGCTGAGACACAGAAGGATAAGTTTAAATCCCTTGCCGATGCAGTCGAATTCAAATCTGACGAGTCGTATCGTGAGAAGCTAGGCCAAATTAAGGAATCATACTTCGGTGCTCCGAAGACTGAAACCGTAACTGAGGTTGCTTCAGAAGAATCTGCACCTGTTGCAGAAAAACAACTTGAAACTGTTAGTGAGAGCATGGCAGCATATGTCGAGCAACTTGCTAAAAGGATCTAATTCACTTCTATAACTAACATTTTAAAATGTTCAACACAGAAAAACTACAGGAGAAGTGGAATCCCGTACTAAAGCATGATGGTCTTCCTGAGATAAAGGATAACTATCGTAAAGCGGTAACCGCACAACTCCTAGAGAACCAAGAAAGGTTCATGCGTGAGGAAAAACAAATCCTTACAGAGGCACCTACTAACGCAGGTCCTATCAACACCCCTACAACAGGTAGTGGTGCTAACTTCGGTTTCGACCCAATTCTTATTAGCTTGATTCGTCGTGCTATGCCTAAGCTTATTGCTTATGACATCGCAGGTGTTCAGCCTATGAATGGTCCTACAGGTTTGATCTTCGCAATGAGATCACGCTATGTGAACCAGTCAGGAAACGAAGCATTCTTCGACGAGCCAGACGCACAGTTCTCTGGTACTCAAGGTGGTACACCTCCAACAGCAACAACTGAGAAAAACCCAGGTTTAATCAACGATGCTACTGGTGGCGGTACAACAGAAGGTAACTATGACCTTGCTTCAAGCAAGTTTAGTTCATCTGATCTTGAATCATTAGGAGAAGGTACATCTACAGCGTTCATGGAAATGGCGTTTAGCATCGACAGAATTGCTGTTGAAGCTAAAGGTAGAGCACTAAGAGCAGACTATTCAGTAGAACTAGCTCAAGACTTGAAAGCAATCCACGGATTAGATGCCGAGTCTGAACTAGCAAACATTCTTTCTACTGAGATCCTTGCTGAAATCAACAGAGAAGTTGTTAGAACTGTTTACCGTGGTGCTAAGCCAGGTGCTCAGGTCAACACTGCTAACGCAGGTGTATTCGACTTAGACGTTGACTCAAACGGAAGATGGTCTGTTGAGAAATTCAAAGGTCTTCTATTCCAGATCGAAAGAGATGCTAACGCAATCGCACTAGAGACTCGTAGAGGAAAGGGTAACGTAATCATCACTTCAAGTGATGTTGCTTCTGCTCTTGCTATGGCGGGTGTTCTAGACTACTCATCAGGTATCAACCAAGCAGTTGGTGGACTTGGCGAGATTGATGACACAGGAAACACATTCGTTGGTACAATCAACGGAAGATTCAAAGTGTACATCGACCCTTACTCAGCAAACGTTTCAGCTGACCAGTACTATGTTGTTGGTTACAAAGGAACTAATGCTTATGACGCAGGATTATTCTACTGTCCTTATGTGCCTCTCCAGATGTACAGAGCGATTGGTCAGGATACATTCCAGCCACGTATCGGGTTTAAGACAAGATACGGAATGGTTCTTAACCCATTTGCTAAGGGCATTACAGCACTTACTAACTCTGATCCACAGCATAGCTCCAACGTTGGTGCTAACGCTTACTACAGAAGAGTTAAGGTTGCTAACCTAATGTAAGCGAG